TAAAGATGATAATGAAAGTTTACTTAGTGAGGATGATGATAAAGATGAAATATTAACAAATGCTTTATTTGGAATAGAAGATGATAATGAAGATGATAGTAATGATGATGAAGATAATAAAGATGATAACAAAGAAGATAATAAAGATGAAGATAATAAAGACGAAGATAATAAAGACGAAGATAATAAAGACGAAGATAATAAAGATGAAGATGAAGATAAAAATAATGAAAATAATACTAAAGATGATAACAAAGATGAAGAAAATAAAGATGATAATATTACTATGACTTTAGAAGAAGCTAAAAAAATAATTGCTGAAGAAGAGGAAAGAATTAGACTTGAACAAGAAGAAAAGAAAAGAAAATTAGAAGAAGCAAGAAAATTAGTAGAAGAAGATGAAGAAAAAAGAAAAAAAGAACAAAAAGAAAAAGAAGATAAAGTTTCAGAAGCTACATCACAAGTAGATGATAATAAAGATAAAACTAAAGAAGATGATGCAGTTGATGATAAACAACAAAAAGACGATGATAAAACAGAAGAAGATCATCAAAAAGAAGAAAAAGACAAAAATAATAAAGATGATGAAGATAATAAAAAGGATGATAAGGACAAAGATAAGGATAAAAAAGATGAATAAGTTAAATTATTTACCTATTCAAAAAATATTAAATAGTGATATTAATATTAAGAAAACAGATAATAATTTTAATTGTAAATCTTCTTATGACAATTGGAAAACTGAAAATTTAAGTACAGATACAATATTAAACCAAATTAAACAAATAATTTCTGAAGATGAAAGATTTAGTAAATATAATTATGTTGCAATTTTAGATTATAATTCAAAATTAGAAGAATATTTTCTTAATAAAGAATTATATAATACAATATTTTATTCAAATATTTTTCAGAAAAAATATGAAGATAATATAGTTTTAAAGTTTTTTAAATATTTTGGTGATGATTTTGCTGCTCAATTAACTAGTTTTCAATTAAATTATAATGATGATATTTTATTATTATTTTTTAATGATAAAGAAATAATTTATAAAACTTTTTTTGAAGAAAGTAAATTTGAAATTGATTATGGTAATTATCAATTATTGTTAACTCCTTTTGGTTATATTCTTGAAAAATTTAAAATAGGTAAAAATATTCAACCAATTTTAAATGAAAATATTTTTGATGATTTAAAAGAAGAAATTGATACTTTCTTTGAAAGTGAAGATTTTTATTTAAATGATGATAAAATATCAAGTGATTATAAGTCAGGTATTTTAATTCCTGGACCTCCAGGAAGTGGTAAGAGTTTATCAATAAAATATCTTTTAAGTACTATTAAAGATTCATATAATATTTTTATGGATTCAGCCGATTTTTCTAGATCATTATATAATTTTATTAAAGGTAATTTTGATAATAATAAAAAGAAAATTTTTGTTGTAGAAGATATAGATAGTTTACATGAGTACGATAGATCAGGGTTTTTGAACTTTATGGACGGGTGCAAAACACTTAACAAGATTTTATTTATTGCTACAACTAATTATCCTAAAAAAGTAGATGAAGCATTAAAAGATAGACCTAGTAGATTTGATAAAATTGTAAGAATAGGATTTCCTTATTTTGAAACAAGAACTAAATTTTTAAAATATTATTTTCCAGAATTAAGTAATGAACAATTAATTGATTATGCTGATAAAACTAAGGGATATACAGGATCATATTATAAATATTTATATGAATTACATAAAAAAAGAAAAATATCAGTAGAAGAAGCAATTAAAAGAATAGAACATCAAAAAAGTATTTGTTGTGAAACATTTGAATATGATTTAGAAAATAATGATGATACTAAAGAAAGATATATAGAATCAATAACGAAATCTATTCCAAAACCTAAAAATACTGAACAAGAACCAAAATGTGTTGAAGATGAAATAATAAATAAATTAAGAAATAAGGTTCCTAGAAAACCTGGTGAAAGTATTGATGATTGTGTTAGTAGAAATATTCCAATTATAAGAGAAGAATTTCCTGATATGGAAATGGATCAAGTAATTGCTATTGCTTATCAAACTTGTAAAAAACCTCCAGAAAAAGAATAATCTATATTATTTAATTCATTAAATAAATCTTAATAAAATCAATTCTAAAATAGAAAATTCTTAAAACAATTATGATATATTTGTATGTATAAATTTATTAAGGATGAATTAAAATGAAGATGAATATAAAATTTAATTTTGATGTAAAAATAAATAAATTTTTTTCTCTTGAAACAGATGGTGAAAAAATTGAAGGTGTTCCAAAAAATTCTTGGATCATAGAAGGATATGCAGCTACATCACATTATGATACTCAAGGCGATATAATAAAACCTGATGCGTTAAAAGAAGTTGAATCTAGTTTATTACAAAATTCTACTGTTTTATATAATCATGATCCTGATGAAGAAATTGGTAAAATTGTTCATAGTGAATTTACTAATAAAGGATTGTTAGTAAAAGTAATGATTAGCAAAACAAGAGAAGATATTTGGACTAAAATAAAAGAAGGAGTTCTTAATAAATTTTCTATTGCTGGTATTTGTTTGGAATCAAAAGAGGAATATATAGAAGAATTAAGAAATTTTGTACATGTTATATATAAATTAAGAATTGATGAAGTTTCTATAGTTCCTATTCCAGCAAATCCTAAAGCAGAAGCAATTGCATGGTATATTTCTAAAGCAATTGATGAATATAGAAATAATTTACAAACTAAAGAAATAAGAATTGATGATGCTCCTTCATTTAAAGTAACAAAATCATATGAAGATGAAAATGATAATAATTTTTATATTGAAGGATTTGCTTCAACTACAGATATTGATAAAGATGATGAAATGTTTAGTGCTAGTGCAATGATTGGTATAAGGGATGGATTAATAAAAAATCCAACTGTATTTTATAACCATGATACTAATTATCCTATTGGAGCAGTAAAACAAGCAGAAATAAAAGAAAAAGATGGAAAATATGGTGTTTGGGTAAAAATATTAATAAGTAAAACAGAAGAAACTATTATTACTAAAATAAAAGAAGGTATTTTAACAGGTCTTTCTATTGGTGGTAAAGCAGTTGCAGCTTTTCAAGAATTTAGTGAAAAAATAGGTCGTGCAATTGATATAGTTACTAGATTTTTATGTTATGAGGTATCATTAGTTGGTATTCCTTCAAATGATAATGCAAGAGCATTAGATTATTATATTTCTAAAGCATTTAAAATAAATAAAAAATATAATAAAGATGATAAAAAAATTAATAAAATAGAAAAAACATTATCAAATATATTACAAAATTATATTTTATATAATTTAAATAGTGAAAATAAAAATGAAAGATTAACTGCACAATCACAAGCAATAGAATCTATTAATGGTATTATAGAATATTTAAATCAAGCTGCTGAAATTAATGAAGAAAATTTACTTCCTTATCCATATCCAGAAGCAGTTCCTAATAAAATTTCGTTATCAATATCTGAAATAACGTCTTCATTAATTGGATTTTTAATTAATTATGATCAAGTTGTTCCACAAGGATTATCAGCTAGATTAAAAAGAGATTTATATTCTTTAACTGAAAAAATAAATGAATTAAAAGATCCATCATTATCAGATGGTGATGATATTATTGATTTTAAAAATTTAAATTTCAAAAATTTAATAGAAAAATCAAAAAGTTATAAACCTAAAAAAGATGAAATTGATAGTGAATTACATACAGTTAAAGTAAAAGTTGATGAAAGTGAAAAAGAAGAATTAATTAATTTAATTAATAAAGCTAAAGATAATCTTGAAAAAGAAATTCATGAAAAATTAAATAAAAATAATAATTCAGTTAGAGAAGATTTATTAGAACAAATTAAAAATTTAAAATTAGAATTAAAAGATTTAAATAAAGAATTTAAAGAAGTTATGAATTATTCTGATGAAAATCTTAGAAAGAAATCTGTGGAAATAGATGAAAAGATTGAGAAAAATCAAAATAATTTTATAGAAACATTAACAAAAATCAATTCTAAAATAGAAAAATTCTCTACTGATATAGAAAATAAGTTCAAAGATATAGATAATCATTCTCATAAAGAATTTAAATCATTAGAAGATAATATTAATTCATTTAAAGAAGATAATAATAAATTAGATGATCGTATAAAAGAATTAGAGAATGATGGTGGGTTTTCAAAAAGTATAGATGGTCAAGAAATTAAGAAAAAAATAAATCAAGAAAAAAATCAAGAATTGAATTGGTTTGAACAATCTGTTTTAAGTAATTCAAATAAAGTAAGTTCTGAGTAAAAGTTTCACAATTTCCCCCACAAATTGTGAATTTATAGTAAATGAAAAATAAATTATTAAAGGGAGATACAAATGAACGAAAAATTTAAAAAAGCTGGTAGCGTTCTTGATACTGCTGGATTAGGTGTTGGTGCATTAAATCCAAAACAGCAAGAAGCATTTATAATGATGGTGTGGGATAAGAGTATTCTTTTAAAGATGGCTCGTCATGAGACAGTATCACAAGCTAAAACAGAAATAGAAAAAATGTGGATTGGTGAACCTGTTACTGAAGCAGTTGGAGAAGGAATTGATTCAGGTAATTTATCTAGTCCTCAGTTTTCAAAAATTGATATTTATTGTAAAAAATTGCGTAGTGCATGGTCATTGAATTATGAAGTATTGCAGGAAGCTATTAATCAGAAAAAAGTACAAAGTGATATTATGAATGCTATGACAACTCGTATTGCATCTGATTTGGAAATGCTTTCTATTCAGGGTGATGATAGTCTTACTGGAACTAATGCAAGACAGAGATTGTTAAAAAGATGTGATGGTTTCTTGAAACAAGCTGAAGAAGCTCATATTGTTGATGTTGCTGGTGGAAATATTCATAAAAAAGTTTTTGCACAAGCATTGAGAAGTATGCCTGATCAATATTTAGAAGATCCTCAAATGAAATTTTTCTGTTCTCCTTCAATTTATATTGATTATGCAGACTTAGTAGCTGATAGGGTATCTGGATATGGTGATGAAACCTTGTCTGGAAAATCTCCTCTTCAAGTTTATGGTGTTCCTATTGCTCGTATTCCATTAATTCCTAGTTCTCTTCCTGTAGTTGTTTCTGGTGCTAGTGCTGGTCAGTGTGTTGGTACTGAATATCAATTGTTTATTATTACTGCTGGAAGTAATGATAAATTATTGCTTAATATTGATGCAGGTACTGATCGTACTGTTACTTTAACTGCTGGTCAAAGAACTGCTGCTCAAATTGCTGCTGATATCAATGCTGCTCATGCTGATCTTGATGGAGTAGCAAGTGTTGTTAATGATGATGCTGGATCAAAAATTGTTTTAAAATCAAAAACTACTGGTGCAAGTTCTAGTGTTCAAATTAAAACTGTTGCTGATGATGCATATACTGAACTTGGTTTAACAGTTGGTACTTATAGTGGTGCTGCTGCTTCTGGTACTGTATATGAAGGAAGTAAGATTCTTCTTACTAATCCACAGAATTTGATTGCTGTAATGCTTGATAAAACTCGTATATTGAAAGAATTCATCAATAGAAATGACAGATGGGAATTTACTATTTATAATCAAGTAGATTACAAAATCGAAAATCTTGAAGCTCTCGTAATGATTAAGAATGTAAGAAAAAGAAGTTTAGTATAATTTAGTCTCCCTTTTGGGGGATAATCTGTAACATAATGCAATAATGTATATAACCAAAAGGGGAATGATTATAAAATCATTCCCCTTTTTTTATGTATGATAATAACGAATTTAAAGGAGATATTATGAAGTTTGTTTTGAAAAAAGGTCAATCATATTCTACTATTTGTCCATCTGGAACTAGATATAAATTTTATAAAGATCAAGATGGTAAATCAATTCCAGTTGAAGTTGAAAAGAAAGAAGATATTGAAAGATTAAAAGAATTAGATGAATTTGTTGCAATTTTAGGTCAAGAAAATATTAAAAAAGAATCTAAACCTATTTCAGTTGCTACAATAAAACCTATGGAAAATTCAATAGAAGCACCAAAACCAAATGGAAAAATAGAAGAAATTGAAAATGAAAAAATTGAAAATAAAGGAACAAAAACAATTGTTACAATGAAACCAGAAGAAACTCCTATGTCTATGAATGAAAATGATATAGTTGAAAAAACTGATAATAATAAAATTCATTCTAAAATAGAATTGGAAGAAGATGAAAAAAAACTTAGTCCAAAAGATATTGAGAAAAAAGAAATAAATGAAGGTAATAAAATTGCTATGAAAACTCCTACTAAAGTTAATTTTGATGAATTAAAAGACGATTTTGTTGATTTAAAAGATAACAAAAATAAGAAAGATAAATAAATGATTTTTGTAACTGAAAAATTTAGATATTGCAATATTCCTCAATTACAAGATGAAGGAATGGATACTGATTTAACAGATGCACAAGTACTTAAAATTATTGAAGCAGCAAGTAAATTAATTAATAGAATGACTGATCAATGGTTTTATCCAATTGAAACAACTTTTAAACAAATTGAAGAAGGTTGTAATATTATTACTCTTCCTAATTTAATTCCTATTATTAAATTAAATAATGTTAAAATTGATGATGATGAAATTGATTCAGAATCATATAATTTTGATATGGTTAATTTAACTACTATTGAACAACAAAGAATAATTAAATATAAAAATTTTAATACTGAATTTGTAGGGGAATTATCTATAGATGGTATTTTTGGTTATTTAGAAAGAAGATCTTATAATGAAACAACAACTTCAACTGCTGTTAATAGTAGCAGTACTAATGTAACAGTTGTTGATGCTAGTAAATTTAAAGTTAATGATGTATTAATTTTTGATGATGGTGTTAATGATAAATTTAAAACTATTTGTACACAAGTAGATAAATCTGGTAATAAATTATATTTTGCAGATGTAGATGATGAGACTGAAATAGATAGTGGAGCTAAAGTATATAGATATGGTCAAGTACCTACTTTAATTAATCGTGCATGTAAAATATTAGTTTTAAGAAGTCTTTTTGAATTAGCTAGTGAAAATTTAGAAGAACAAGATTTAGCTAATAGATTAATTTCTGAAACAACTGATAGATATTCTTATAGATTATCACCTAATGGTTCTGGAGAAGGTGGTGCAAATTATAGTACTGGAATAACTGAAGTTGATAGAATATTAACTCAATTTACACCACCACCATTAGTGAAAGGAATATAAAATGAATTTTGATTCAAATGTAAATTATAATAAATGGGAAGGTAATGAAGAAGAAGTAGTATTAACACTTAATGGAAGTAAGCAAAATATTAAAGGTCAATGTTTAGATTATAATAATTTAATAATATATTTAGATTATGCAAAAAATAGTGAAACAAGCATAGATATTAAATTATTTATTAAACCAGATAATAATGATAGTAGAAGATATGAACATCCAGTTAGTAAAAATATAACAACAGATGGATTATATAGATTAGAATGGGAAATTGCAAATGAAGAAAGAAATTTTGATTTAGAAGTTAAAGGAAATGGTGGAACTGGTGGAACATTAAAAGCTCGTTATTTAATGACTAATAAATATATTCATCAGTAAAAATAAAGATATAAAATGACATATCCTAGACGTTATAATCCTGTGGAGATAAAAATAAAACAATTATCTCTAACTAAACCTAATATAGATCCTGATTTTCATGAACCTGTATCTGGAAAAGTTTATTCATCTCCTATTACAATTGAAGGACAAATTTTTTATATTTTTACAGAAGATAGAGATGGAATAACTACTGTTGGTGATAGAGAAGAAACAGAAGGATATTTTGTAATTCGTAGAAAATATTTAATTGATAATAGTATTTTAAATCCTATCAATGAAGAACTTACTATTAAAAAAGGAGATATAGTTGTAGAAATAGCAAAAAGAATAGTATTTTATAAAATAATTAGAATAGATCCACATGGACATTTAAGAGGTAAGTCAAATACATATCATTTTTATTTTGAAGAAGTTAAAGAAGAAAGAGGAAGTGTTTAAATATTTAAAAATAAATTTTAATTTTAAAAAAGGAGAAAAAATGAAAAAATTAATTTTTGGATTAATGTTTAGTATTTGCCTTATTTTTATTGCAAATACTGCATTAGCAACACCATTTTACACAAAAGGTACAAGAGAAATTTACACAATTTTTGACGAATTTGATGAAGTAAGAAGTAATTTAGAAACAGCTTTTGAAAATGTTAATAGTAATTTAGGAGCAGGACTTGCACTTAAAGAAGATATAGCAAATAAAGATCAACCAGATGGTTATGCTGGCCTTGATTCAAGTGGTTATTTAAAGATTGCAGAACTTCCTGATGGATTTGGAAATGCTTATTATGTTAGAGATGATCAAGCAAATATGAATGCTATTTCACTTCCAGTTGAAGGAAATATGTGTTTAGTATTAGATGATGGTGATGGAAAAAGAGCTGCGTATGTTTATCGTGGTGCTCCTACAAATTCATGGCAAAAAATATCAGATCCTGATTTTATCAATTTAGACTTAGATGCAGGAAATATTACAACTGGAACTTTAGATCTTGATAGACTTCCTTCTACTTTAACAGGAAAAGATGCTGATACAGTTGATGGAATTGAAGGTGCAGAAATTTTCAAACATGATGGTACCGTAGTAATGACAGGTGATTTAGAAATGAATGATTATAGTATAAATAATGTAAATGCTACTTCAATTAATTTTACTTCAGGTAAAAAGATAGTAGCTGCTAAATTTGATTCTAGTGGGAATATTGAAGCTGAAACATTGGGAACAAAAAATATAAATACTATTGAAAGCGAAAGAGCTGCTGAAATTTTACAAGCAACACAAAGTAGAATATTTAAATTAGATTCTGTTAATGGAACTACTGCTGCATTAGGAGCAGATGGTTATTCAATACCATTTTCAAATATTAGCGAATTAATGACAGCTATTGAAACTGATATTCAAACAAGAATAACAGGTTCAGAAACTAGAAGTGATTGTAAATATCTTGTAGATATTGCTCCTGGTGTTTATACTGAAGATTTTGATATTCCAGCTTGTGCATTTTTACAAATTAATATGCCAGGTTCAGAATTAAGTGGTAATATTAATAGAACTGTTACACAAACAGGATTTGGTGGAGATTATTATTCAAAAATTGTTTTTAATGGTGGAGAAAGTCATAGAGCAGAAAAAGGACATCAATCAATACTTTCTGGAGATTTATCAATATCAACTGCTGATGCTTCTAGTTATTTACATTATACTACTTTTAAAGGAATAGAATTATCAGGAGATATAACAGTTAATCATGGTGTAGATTTGATGATATTTGATCATTCAAGTCATTATACAAGTGGTAAAACTATTCTTGGAACTGGTGCAATATTGTTAGAAATGTTAAATAGATCAAGGATAAAAGCTACTTTAAGTGGTGATGTTGCTTGTTATAATTGTTTTGATAGCGAATTAAATAGTGTTAATGTTACTCCAACTAATGATTCTAAATTTTATAATATGGAATTTAGTGGTAGTTTTACTATTGCTGCTGGTAATATTTATATTGATGCTGTATCTCATAAAAGTTTAATGTCACAAACTCCTACTTTAACTGGTGCAACATTACAATATTTTGAAAGTGCTAGTAATATTGAAAATGATTCTGGTGTTAGTGGTACATTTGTAAAAGATGCATTAAATACATTAGATGGTCAATTTGCTAGTTATCTTGATCTTGCAGGTTCTGGAGTTATGACAGGTGATATTGATGCAGGTGGAAATTCTCTTACTAATGTTAATTTAGTAGATGGTATTGATGTTTCAGCTTCAGATGCAAAACAACAATCAGGTACTTCTAAACCTACTTGTGATGCATCTGTTAGAGGTTATATATATGTAACCGAAGGTGGTTCAAGTGTTGCTGATGCTGCTGAAATTTGTGTTAAAAATAGTTCTGATGTTTATGGATGGATTTCTATAGCAACTATTCCTTAACATTCAATTTTATATTTATAGATGGTAGATTAATTTCTACCCTCTTTTTTTTAAATTAGGAGTTTAAAAATTAATATTCAACCTTATTATCAAAAACCAGATAGACAAATTTATACTATTCATGAAGAATTTGATCAAGAAAGAAATGAATTAGAAGAAGCATTTCAAGAAGTTTATGAAGATATTTCTAGTGGAAGAGGATCAATTGATTTAGTTCCTGATATATTAGATGAAGATAACTTACCTGAAGCTGATATTATTTTAACTGATTCAAATTCTAATGCACTGGCAAATACTATTAGTTCTGCAAATGATTATGATGTCATATTAATTGATGTTGATGCAATATATGATCCTATTGTTATTAATAAACCAATAACAATATTAGTATCAAGTGATAAAACAGTAAAAATAAATGCAACTGGAAGTACTTATGGTATTTCTTTTACTGATGGAACAAAAAATGTTTTAATTTATGGTATTGAAGTTTATGGACAACAAGGTTCAAATACTCCTGGTGCTACTGATAATGCAGGAGGAATATGTTTACAATCTCCTGCTCTAGTTCAAAATATTGTTTTATATAAATGTTATGTTCATGATTGTGATGAAGCAGGAATTCAATTTCAAAGAACAGCATTAGTAACAAGTTCTCCTAGTAGTGAAGAAGATTTATGTAGAAATATATGGATAATAGAATGTACTATTGATAATTGTTCTAGAGTTGATAATTCTGAAAATGGTGGAATTGTTTTTTATGATGCAAGAGATGTATATATAATTGGAAACAATTCTTATAATAATTTACGTGGAATATTATGTAGTAATACAATTAAAGCTATTATTAAAGGAAATTTAACTAAAAATAGTAAACAATGTGGAATTAAATTTGATACTGTTGTTTCAGCACAATTTCCTAGATCACATGGTTTAATTGCAGATAATCTTTCAATTGAAGATTGTACTATTGTATATGGTGCTGGTATTAGAATTGATGATTTATCTAGTGTAAGTGTTATAAATAATGTTGTATATAAAAGTTATAATGATGGTATTTTAATAGAAGACAATTCTGATTCATCATTTGTTGTTAATAATATTATTATGGATTGTAATGCAAATGGTATAAAAACAGAAGATAGTATAGATCGTATTTTAGTTTTAAATAATAATAGTTATAATAATGGAACAGATTATGATTTAGGAATTAATACTCCTAATTCTATAACTAATATTTCATGTAATCCATATTTTGAAGATGTTTCAAATGAAAATTTTGCATTAAAACAGAAATCACCATGTTTATTTTCTGGTTTTAATATGACAAAAATGGGAAATTTAACTTTAGAAAGAACATTAAAAAATATTTTTAATAATATATTAGTAAGAAATACTTTAGATCATTTATGTAGTTTAAGATTAATATTATTTCCACAAACAGAAAGAAATGGAACAATTAATGTTTCTTCTGTTACTTATGTTGATATTTATTTTAGATATCCATTTCCAAATAATGATTATCGAGTATTTCTTACTCCAAATGATAATATTAATTTTTGGGTTACAAATAAAACAAAAGATGGATTTAAAATAAATTTTTCATCTAGTTTTTCTGGTGATGTTGATTGGTTTGTTAAATCATTAGGATTATCATAATATGGAAATTAATATTTATAAAAAATTAATAAATTATATTAAATCAATTGGTATTGATATAGTTATTAATAGTTTTAAAAATGAATTTCCTTGGTATTATGATATTGTATTAAATGAAAAAACTGTAATATTTTATATGTTTTTTAGATCTCAACAAAATAAAAATGAAAAAATAATTTTAATATTAGAAACATTAGCTAAATATTTATTTTATTTAAAAAATAAAGAATATAAAAAATATATTAATACTTATAATTTTGTTGAAAATAATAAAATTAGTTTAGAATATGCAAAAATAATTTATGATTATAATATTGAAATAAATAAAATTAAATATAATCTTTTAAATAAATTAAATATTAATTTAAAAGAAAAATATATTAAAGCAGATGAAGTAAGTAATAAATGGATTTATGAATATATTGTTAATAATAATGGTAAATATATTCCATTTAAACAATATAAAGAATTTTTAATAAATTATCGAAAAAATTATGTTAAATAATCAATATTATATTAAAAATTTATTAGAACTATCAACTAAACAAGAATATCTTATGAATAATGGTGATATTGTTGTACCGATAAAAATTTGGAACAAAAGAATAAAACCATCAGATTATGATTTATTTTTTCTAGGTAGAAATCAAAATTGGAAAACAAAATATTATAGTATTCATGATATTATTTGTGAAATAGATCATCCATCTGTTTATATTTTAAGAGGTGGAGAAAAAATTTTTATAATAAATGATAATGGTGAAAAAGTGGATATAAAATAATGTCTGATTTTCCAAATTATAATAAAAAAACAATTAATAAAATAAGAAAACAATTAAAATTATCTAAAATAAAAACTGGAATAATCAAATGTTTAAATTGTGGTAAAAAATTTAATTCATTTAACATTAAATTAAATAAAATATGTCCTAAATGTTCACATAATACTGAAAGAAAAAATACTTATTATAATCCATATCCAATATATTCCGATAATATTAATGAATAAAAAAATTTAAGGATAAACAATTTGGCAGGTTATCGTTATAATATTTATGGTGGTAGAGGAGGAATGACTGTAAGTAGTAAATTTGGAGCAAGTAAAAAAGTAGGTAGAGGAGTATATTTTGGTACTGGTGAAAGTTTATTCAAAGAAGGTAAATCTAAAATAGGTAGCAGAAATAGATTTGAATTAATGAAGTTTTTTCGTTTTAGAGATATGTTTAGAGCAACAAAAATGCGAAGTGTTATAGGTATGGTTTTTACTAGAATACAAATGGAAATGTCTCGTATTTTAATAGCAAATTTAAAAGATTCGATAAGAAAAAATGGATGGCATCCTCATCATTGGTTAACATCTGTAATAGCTAATCGTAGACATCCATTATTAAGAGATAAAAGAAATATGTATAAATCAATATCATTTAAACCAATGCCAGTTGTTGCAGGTATTACTAGTTTTTGGGTTGGATTTCCAGCAGATAAAAAAGGATTTACTGGTAGTAGAAAGACATCATCTTTAAATATTGCTCAAATTGCTCAAATTCATGATCAAAGAGGAGCAAGTATGAGAGTAACAAAAAAAATGCAAGGATTCTTTTTTAAAGTTTTATATGAAAATTCAAGAATGAGAAAGAAATTTCAAGGTGATAAATCTCCTTATTTAATGTATCAAGCAGTTAGAAAAATGTTTCCTGAAGGAATGGTATTAAAAATAAAACCAAGACCATTTTTTACAAGAGCAATAGAAAAAACATATCGTGAATATCCATTATTATTAGTGTTCCGAAAACAATTGGGAACACAATTAAATTCAATGTTTAATTTTATGCGTATGTAAGGATTAAAATGCCAAATATATTATATAATTTTTATAATAAAAATAGAAATTATTATGATTATGATGATGAAGAAATATATCTTGGAGAAGGAATTTGTCGTTTAAGAGGAATTAATTTCAGAACAGGTAGAGGAGCAATTAATAATCAAGATTTAATATATCCTGTTTCTAGTATAATAACTTTTAATAATTATTCTGCATATGGATTAAATGAATTTTTTAGTTTTGAATTTGAAATTGAATATGATAGAATTTATCAAAAATTATCAAATAGTTATGATCAAGAAACTGATAGTGATATAGGAAAAGTTGAATTTCAGGTTAGTAATGATGATGGAATTACTTGGTATAGACATAATGGTTCTAATTGGGTAGTTACTACTGAAATAGGTGATTGGAATAGTCCTGAAAATTTACAAAAATATATAAATTCATTTGAGCTAAAATTAAATAGACAAATTAAATTAAGAATGAAGATAACATCTTCAGATAATAGAAAACATACACCAATTATTAAGAAATTAGCATTTGATGTTGAATTTTCCTTTGATTTTGAAGAAGATATTCGTAGAAGTTTCAAGCACTTCTTAGAACAAAATCTATTGGTAAATAGAAAATTTACCTTACAAGTAGAACAGACAGATAATTCTATCAAAATTTATAATCATCAAGATGTAACAACAGTAAATAGTTTTAGATGGGATTTTGAATTAAAAGAAGTTTTTAAAATATATGATCTTACAAATGATGAAGGAAGAACAATAAATCTTTTTGATTCATTTAGTACGGTTGATGGAATTAGTACTATTAACTTAACTTCTTCGGTTAATGTGGGGAATATCTTAGAAGTTTATGTTGGTGGTATACCAAAAATATTTTTTACAGCAGATGCAGATTATTATGTTACTGAAATACCTCATATTGAAATAGATATGAAGGTTGATGAAGATGACATGATAAGAAGTCATACTAAAGTAATAGAAAAAAATGAGCAACTTGAATTAGCAAGAGTGAGAAATGATAAAATATTAAAAAAGATAATAACAAAAGTTATGTTTGTTTCAAATACTTTATTAGATGTTATGGCATTTAGTAATAGTTATGACAAATTAATTTGTTTTCCTTTAGTTGAAGATCTTAAATCAGAAGCAATTGGTAAAGATTATGATGTTGCTAATATTATAAAAGAAGAACCTAGTGAAGATTTAGAAGATCAATTATATGCTGAAACATTTTCTCATGATTTAGTTGGAGTTGATTATAGAGGTGAATATAAAGAAGTTAAATTAGTAAAAGAATTTATTTTTGATGTTGATATTTTTCGTAAGTAATTTCTTATTAAGTATTCTGTAAATTTAAATAAATTTTGTTTGGAGCAAATAATGAAAAAATATATTCTTAAAAATTTAGATAATAAACCATGTACATTAAATGTTGCAAAGGTTGATAGAAAAATAGGTGAAGCAATTAATTTAAGTAAAAAAGGAGAATTAAGTAGAGAAATTTCTGAATTAGAATTTAAATCTAAAGAAATACAAAAAGCATTAAATAAAAAGAAAATAGCAATTTATAAAACTATCGAACCAAAGAAGCAGGAGTTAAAAATAGAAGAAAATAAAGAAAGTCCTAAACAACCACAACCACAAAAGGGGAAATAAATGGAAACTTTACATCCTGGTATATATATATTCGATAAAAAAGCAGAACCAACAATTGAAGGTGTTGGTGTTTCAGCCTGTGGTATTGTAGGTGCTTTTCAAAAAGGACCAACGGATAAACCTGGATTTGTTACTAGTTGGGAAGCATTTAAAAGAGGTTATGGTAGTTATTATAAAAATCTTCATGCTCCTATTGCAGTAAAAGCATATTTTGATCAAGGTGGTACTAAACTTTATGTAGGAAGAGTTGCTGGAACTGGTGCTGCACAAGCTGATGTTTCTTTAAAAGATAGTGGTAAAGTAGCTAATACTTTAAAAATTGCTGCAAGAAATCAAGGTGCATGGGGTAATTTTATTGAAATAAATACTATTAAGGCTGAAAGTACAACTACTGCTGCATTAAATACTGCTGCTGTAGTTGAAATTCCTGTAACTAGTGCTTTAAATTTTGAAAAAGGTGATGTTTGTTATATTACTGATGGAACAAATAGTTCTACTTTTGTAGTTTATGAAGTAGATTATGCAAATAATAAATTAAAAATTAAATCACAAGATTTTTCAAGTAATGTTATTGTTTCTGGTGCAGTAGTTAAAACTTCAAGTAGACATAGAGTTGTTGGAACAATTGCTGAAGCTCTTGAAAATGGTGATACTAATTTAAGTTTATCTAAAACAGATGGTCTTTATGTTGGTAGTTTAATAACAATAATTACTTCTACAGATTTAGTTACATTAGAAATTACATCTATTAATGGAAATTCAATTGGATTTGCTGCTTATAGTGGATCTACTATTGCTAGTGGAAGTGATTTTGTTAGTCAAGAATTTAATATAGATGTTTATGATGGTGAAGTAATAGTTGAAACTCATGAATTTTTATCAATGATTGATAATAATGAAAATGATTATGTAGAAAAGAAATTATATGGTGATAGTAATACAAGTAATTATATTGAATGTACTGATTTAGATACTACTAATACTAATAAAGAACAACATATTCCAATTTTTAAAGTAACTAAAACAGGTAAATTACAACCTTTATCTGGTGGACTTGATGGTTCTACTCCTGGTGATACTGATTATAAAGGTACTCAAGCACCTGATACTGGAATTCATTTATTTGATAGAATTGATGATATTACTACAGTTTGTATTCCAGGTATTACAAGTGTTGGAGTAATTCAATATGGTATTACATGGGCAAGAAATCATAAATATTGTATGTTTCTTGCTGAAGTTCCTGAAGCTTATGAATATCCTACAGAAGCAAGAGAATTTAGATTGAATGAGCTTAATGTTGATGATAGATTTGGTGCTTTATATTATCCTTGGTTAAAAATTGATCATCCTACAATTGATAAACAAATTGTAACTCAACCACCTACAGGACATGTTTTAGGTGTTCATGCTAATGTTGCTGCAACTAGAGGAGTATTTAAAGCTCCTGCTAATGAATCATTATATAATATTCGTGATTTAACTTATAAAGTAACTGATCCTGAACAAGATATTCTTAATCCAATTGGTGTTAATGCTATTCGAGTTTTTAAAGGTCTTGGTGTAAGAGTTTATGGTGCTAGAACGTTGCAAAATATTAAAGATGGTTATCATTATATTAACGTAGTTAAATATGTAAATTATGTACAACAATCAATAGTAGAAGATACAAGAGATTTACCTTTTGAACCTAATAATGAAGATCTTTGGGAAAGTATTGAAAATAGAGTTTATAAGTTTCTTTTAACCGAATGGAAAAATGGAGCATTATATCCTAGAAGTGATGCTAAAAAAGCTTTCTTTGTAAAATGTAATGCAGAAACTAATATTCAAGCAACTATAGATCAAGGAAAAGCAATAGGAGAAATTGGAATTAATCCTGTAAAACCTGCTGAATTTATCATCTTTAATTTTGCATTGTGGGATGGTGGAGCAGAATTTACTTCATAAATAAATAAAGGAGAATAAAAATGCCTGAAGCTATAATTTCAACTGGTACTGTAAGGGGCGAAAGACCCAATCCTCTTCGTGGTTTTAAGTTTCGAGTTAAAGATTTAGAAGGTAATTATTTAGGTGGATATAACAGGATTTCAGGATTAAAAGATAATACTGATGTTTCTGAATATAGAGAAGGGGATCAAATAGGTAATTATACTGAAAAAATGGCAGGAATAAGTAATCATGATGATGTAGTACTTGAACGAGGATTTTCTATTCAAGGTTTTATGCGTGAATGGCGTGATAAAGTAATGAAATGGGATGATTTAAGTGTTGGACTAGCTGACGATGTTGATGGTTATTATATGGATTTACAAATTGAAGTATTGAATAGAAAAGGTGAAATTGTTCGTAAAATTAATTTATATCGTGCTTTTCCAATTTCCTATGAAATAGATGATCTTGATGCTCGTTCAAGTGATGTAATTATGGAAAGAGTAACTTTAGCATGTGAAGGTACTGAAGTAATAACTATTTAACAAATTTTAATTTAACTATTTTAAAGGGGAATATGGAATTTTATTAAAAATTATGCCTGAAACAAAAATTGAAACAACCTCTAGATCTTCTAGACCAAATCCATTAAGGGGATTTAATTTTATAGTTCGTTTTTATGATACAAATATAAAAAATTATTTTGAATGTGGATTTACTAGAATTTTTGGTTTAAAATTATCAAATAATATTTTTGAAATAAAACATACTGATAAAGATTATGGTGGAACAATAATATCCAAATTTCCAGGTAATATAACATATTCACCAGTTACATTTGAAAAAGGTGTTATACCATATACAAATAAAACAAGTATACAATCTAATCGTAGTAATCAATTTTATTTATTTGATAGATTAGGAGAATTATTAAATTTACCAAATGGAAAACAATTTTTTAAATTTAATATTTTAATTTTACTTTATGATTATAAAGGTCATATACCAACAAGAGATTCTTTAAATAGACAACAAAAAATATGGGGAATAAGAAATGCACAAATTCAAGATGTTGAATTTGGAACTTTAGATGCAAATAGTAACGATATTTTGATTAATAAATTTATTATTGTTCATGAAGGTATAAAATATGATTATTGTCATAGTCTTGGAAAAAATGAATTATTTGATAAAATTCCTGTATTATTACGTTAATTATAAATATTTTTAAATATAATTTTTAATAATATTATTTTTTAAAGTAATTTAAAAATAGAATATTGTTAAGGAGGAAAAATGGAACAAGAAAAAAATAAAAAACAAGAATTAACTTTAGATCAAACTGAAACTAAACCTGAAATTCCCACCATAAGAAAACCA